TTTTCTAAAACACTATCAGATAGCACTGTAGAACTAACTTCTGTATAGCTTTTTATTTGTGTTTTTAATCCTGATGCACTTAATCCTGCCATATTATGCCGTCAACGTTGCCGGACCAGCCGAGCAATTGTTGCCTCCTCCTGATACTTCTCCACTTGTAGCAGTGTTTGTATTAACTGTAAAGTGGTAGTAATCATCTGTGTTTGTAATATTTCCGCTTGAATCTCTTTTGCCTACTGTAATTGAATAACCAGAAGAAGAAGCTAAATTTGCTCCTGTAATTCCGTCAAAATTAGTTGGATTATTAAATGACGCTGAAGTTGAAGGAGCTCCTCTAAATCTAACCGTGTCTCCTGTTGATCTTCCGTGTGATTTTTCAAATACGTTTATTATGCCAGAACTAGCTGCAATAGTTTCAAAAGGATTGGGCCTTAATATTGCAATTACTTCATTTTCAGTTCTATCTGGTCTAGCGTTAAATAAACCTTCTGCATCTCCACCTCTTGTTCTTAACTCTAGTTGTGGATGTTTTTTTTCATATTCAGATCTATGTACAAAAGAACCATTCCATTCTTTCATCATTTCATTATATGGAAACTCCATTCCTGATCTATCTGATATTGCTTTTGAATATTTTCCTCTTGCCATTATGCTCCTGGATAATAAGTTTTAGGGGTTATATGAACACTAGTGGAAGAACCATCTTCTGATAATGCTCTTGCTAGTTCATCTTCATAATAAAGTTTCATGGCTTGAATTCTATCTGGTGCAAACTTTTGTGCTAAATAAAATGCAAGTCCTGATACCATACAAGGCACAAATCTAAATGGCACGTCGGTTGCATCTGTGTAAGTTGAATCTGCATCTTGTATTCTTTTTACATAATAAAAATGTAAATCTTTTGATGCGTTAGATGAGTCTGCTGTTGGGTAAACCGTTAATGTTGTTTTATCAACAAACCTTTGAACAAAATATTGTGAAGGTGTTCCTTTAGATAATTTATTAGATAACGCAGAATAAGTAGATCTGTCTATTTTTGTTAAAGCTTGATCTGCTTGTGATGTAGATGTTCTGTCTGTTCTAAGTGTAGCTTCTAAAATATCTGCTACCCCATATACATTAGAAGATGCATTTGTTGAAGAACTTGTACCATCTCCACTGGCTCTGTAAAAAGTATATTCAGCTTGGCCCTCTATCAAATCAATATTACTTTCAGCTATTTCCCAATAGTGCAAACCTCTGTTGCCCCATTCTTGAAACATTATGTTTAAAGAACGTCTTGCCGTTTTTAATTGATATCCAGAAGTTACTTGTGAGCCTATTCTCTCGTATGCTTCTGCTATTAAATCATCTACAGCAAAAGTTTTGTCAAAAGTAACTGTGCCGGAAGTTGTATTGGCCATCAGCTACCTCCCTAATACGATTTTCTTAACTCTAATACTATTGTGTAATGATCATGAGCTGTATGACCATGTGTCGTCAAATCAATATCACCAGTAATTCCACTGCCAGCATTATTTTTAATTCCACCAAATGATCTATAGTCCCAATGTCCTGAAACATTGCCTGCTGCTGCACTTCCGCCTAAAACTAAACCTACAACGTTTGAAGTTGCATCAAATTCTAATGCTGCTCTTAGTCCTCCAACATCGTACCAAACTTGATCTATTGTAACTCTAGAACAAGTAGCTGAATCAGTTGATCTTGCATTTAAAGCTGAAACATCAACTTTTTTTACAGAACTTTCTCCTGTTCCATCTGATATGTTAGTAAGTTTAATTACTGCTCTTTTATCTGTGTCAATTATTGTTTGACTTGTTACTGCGTCTGCCATTTTTTTCTCCTGTTAGAGAACGGGGCCAAAGCCCCGCTCTAATTAAAGTTAATTATTATTGATCTGCAAATGCAGGTACATCTGCACCTTCTGCTTGACCCCAAATATAATAATTTGTGCTATCTTTAGCCAAAATATTTATCTCAAATAAACCAAAATCTGTAAGAGTTAGTTTTGAGTTAGAGTTTCCATCAGAATAAACAGATACGTTATCAGCATTTGAATCTAAGTGAATAATTCCACCAATAAAGAAATTACTATTTCCTGGTGTTATTATAATTAAATTTTCTGCTTCTTCTGCAGCACCACCATAAATAAATTTAAAGTGAGAGCCAGCAACTGGCGCTGGTAAAGTTATAGTTCTATTACTTCCAAGTGCAGGAACTACAAGAGTTCTTCCACTGTGTGTTGCGTTATCAAGTGTTTTGTTTTCATCTCCTAATGCAACGGGTCCGTCACCTAAAGTAATGATTTCAGTAATTGCTCCAGTACTAGAGTTTTTACTGATTGTTTTAAAAGTATCTTCAGATCTTACTGGACCTGAAAAAGTTGTTTTAGCCATAATATTCCTCCTAGAATATTTAAATGTAGTCCCTAGGGGCATGTCGACTATACGCGTCTACATTTATTTTTTATTTTTGTATAGTAACAAAATTGTATACTAGTTTTAAATAGAGTGCAAGAGGGCGTGTAATGTGGATAAAACTTTTCCAACGATGTAGCTTTTTACTAAGTAGCTACAGAAACTTCGGGGGCAGCGTCTTCTACTTTGTTTAACAGATGCTCTTTTTTAGCCTCTGCCATTTTAATATGGCTAATTACTTCTCTGACTTTTCTGTCAATTCTAACCATATTGAGAGTATATTTACCCTCATTAAGATGCTCCTGCTCCCATTCTAGGTCCAGAACCTTCTTTTGTTTGTATAGGTCCTGAAGATGTGCTTGCATCATTTATAACCTCCTCATAGGTTATTCTGTTTACCTTGGGATCATTCATTTCTCCAAGATACTCCCATTTTATATCACCTTTTCCCAATCTGTCAAGTATTGCGTTTTCAATATCTAATGAGGTTTCAATGCAGGTTATATTAAAATCTGCATGATGTTGATACGCTGATATTTGTATTCTAAAGGTTTTTT